TTTCTAAGTAACTAATTTTATCTGCTAGTGATATGATTTCTTCATCAGAAGTGATATACATATGAAGATCAGTTTTGAGAACTTTTAGATCAAAGGGTTTTGCGACATAAACCTTTGCGTCAGACTTACCACCATAATATTCCCACTTTTGCCTATACAATCTTTGATACTCACCTTTACTTTTTACCAGTAAGCTCTTAAACCTAGTCCTATAATCTAACCATTTAGGCGCGATTAACTGGTTTTTAAATCCTTCTTGGTCTAAGTGTTCTTGATCTATTATAGGCAAGTCTTGCTTTGATTCATTTTTCAATTGGTCTAAATTCATAATCTTCCATTGCTATTAAGTTATAATGTTGTCATTGTGTATATTTTGTATGCGAACTCTGCTGTTACTTTCATATATTCTAAACTCGCAGCATCTTGATTATAACTCAAATCTCCTATAGAAGTAGGGAAAATATCTTCAAAGTTAATTTCCAGAATAGGATTATTCTTATTGGATAGAATCATGATGAAAGCATCTGAATACATGGATTTATCTGGCGTGGCTGCTCCTACTTTACCAATATCAGATTGAACTGCACCGGCCGGGTTCGCTGGGGTGTTAGAGGTAACATCTCTATAGGTTTTAAACTCTTGTCTATCTTGAGGAAAACCAAGGCCTGTTATCCAGTTATGTAAACTTATGTAGTTTTCAAGATATTCATCCACCATAAACTCAACTGTTAAACCACTATAATCCAACTTTTCTCCCGGTAAAGAAATATCCTTATAGGGAGAAGACATTATTGTTGTACCCAAAGATATGCCAGGAAGATTTATCGCCGTCACAAAGAATTCCACTTTCGGTAACTGATGTATGCCGAAACGAAATTGAGTTGGACTTGCGTAATCTAATTTGTCTGGTTGCCGAGCGAGTGGTGATGTTGATGTTACCATACTATTATTTATATGATAAAAAAAGAGAGTGGCCGAAGCCACTCTCTAAGTTTATAGTCAAGTTTCTTATTAGAAACCAATCTTACATCAAATTGGTCACCTTGACTCTGCGATACCAAGCGTTGGTATTTGCATCAAGAGATGCGTCGGTATTAACCGAATCAGCAGCAGCAACTGCACCTGACCCAGCAAATGGGTTAGCAGCAAGACCGTAACGAGTCTTGAAACCAATCTTCGGTTGGAAGCTGTTCTCACCAACCGCACGGACCATCTGTAGAGGAACGTATGGGCAGTAGAAGAAACCAGCATCGTAAGGCGAAGTGCCCTTATATCCACAAACATAGTACTGAGAAGCAGCTACGTTGGCAGAATACGGATCAACATAAACCTTAAACCGGCCGTTCATAACACCAGCAAAAGTAGTGGAAGTGTCATCAACACTAAGATTGTTGCTAAGAGCAGGAGTGTAATCAAGCACACCAGCCATATTAAGAGCAGAAGCAACGTCAGCTGAAACGATCAGCATGTTACCCTTACCCCTACGAGTCTGTTGACCAATCGCATTGGCATCACGTTCAATTGCGAACATAAGACCCTTGAATTTTTCAACTGACCAACGACCATTTGAGTCGGTATCAAGATCAAAGATACCAGCAGTAGTCGTATTGACCTGAGCACCAGCAACAGCGGTAACATACAGAGAACGAATAACTTCCCGGTTGATTTCAGCAAGAATTTCAGAACTAAGAATATTAGCAAGTTCTGTTTCTGCATCTAGACCGTGAATTGCCTTCAAGTCCTGAGCAAGTTCCATCGTATACTCGGCTTTCAAGGCACGGGTTACGGCGGTAACAGTGGATTTCTCAATTGAGAATGCCATCTCTGCGAAGGCATTTGTTCCACTATCGCCCAAAGCTTCTGCCTGAGCAGTAGTCATGCCGGTTGCACTTACATATGTACCAGCGGAAGGACTGTCATTAAGGACAGCAGGGTTAGTCTCTGTAGCACCAACGTCACCACCACCAATAGTACCGGCCTTGTTCTGGTTAGAAATATCAGGCATTGATTCATCAACGAGAGCCTCAGCACCATCCTGAGAGGTGAATGAAGAGCGCATTGCGAAGATAAGACCAGTTGGGCCTGTCATTGGTTGCACACCGCATACATCATATGCGATAAGGTTAGGCATTGCACGCCGAACGAGGGAGATGAGAATTGGGTCCCATGTATCCATCTGTCCGCCGGACATTGCGTTTACTGGAGCAGCTTCTGAAAGGAATGTACGATCCTCTCTTAGAGCTGATTCTTGGTTTTCGAGAATTAGAGTGGTAACGGCCCGCTTATAAGCATCCTGAATCGGAGGTAGGTCAGGATGCTCTAGGACTGGCTTCCACTTTTCTTGTAGATGTTCTGTTTGAAACATTAGTTTCTCCTTTATTATTTACATCTGTTATATTATAAATTTTCGGCCCGCGCCTTGTTACGACTGATAGCAGACATATACGATTTCATTGCACCTGTCGTATCAATGTCCTGTGCGGAGCCACCATCTTCATAATCTATAGTAGAATCACTTGATTTATTTACTCTAGGATAATAATTTTCCTTCAAGGTATCAAGCTTCTCACGGAATGAGTCTTCATCATTAAACTCAACATCCTGAATTAGAGACTTAAACTTTTCAACTTCAGTGTCAACTAAATCTTCAGAAACTTCTAAAATGACCTGTTCACGAACAAGTTCATTATTAGAAGATTTGAAGCTAACATTTTTCTGAATTGCTTCGTTTAGTTTTTCCTCTAGTTCAGAAATCTTTTCAGATTGTGCTTCCAGAACGTCATACTTTTCATCTGGAACATCAATATAATGATCTTCAAATAACTGTTTCAAACCAGAAATAAAGTCTTCTGCAATCTCGCCCTTCAAACCGCGCTCGATTGCTAACTCGTTTTCTTTAGTCCATTCATCTACAACATAATTGAGGTAGTTGTCAACCTTTTCAGTCATTTCATTTCTAAAGGTTTCAATATCTTGATCCTTTTCAGACCGAGCCTCATCTACAATTCTTTCTACTTCTGAGCGAATCTTTGACTTTACTGCGGCTTCAAAAATATGAGCAGCCTTTTCCTTGAATTCTTCAGAAAGGTCTTCACCTTCTACCAGAGCATCAACATCTTCCCTAACAGAGATATTCTTAATCTTCTCTTCAATGTCTGCTTTGGCATCTTCAAGTTTCTTCAATGCTTCCTCAGTCTCAGCACTCTCTGCCTCTTCAAGTTTTCCCGCATGAGTAGCCAACATCTCTTCAATGTCTGCTTTCTTCATTTTTGCGATATTTTCAATATGTTGTGCTTTGGTTAATTTCTTATCTTCGGCGAGTTCATCACCATCGTGATCAATCTCATCTCCAGCAGCAAGTTTCTGTTTCTCACCGGGAGTAGCCTCTCCAGAACTTCCTTGTTTCACTTTAGGTTCCTCCTTACCTGTTTTACTAACTACATCAGAAACTTTCTTTGATGCTGAAGTTGCTTTCTTTCCGATTTCTTTTTCAGAGCGATCTTCATCCGCATCCTTTTCAACCTTTGCTTCTGGTTTCGCGCCACCTAAATCTTTGCGTTCGCCAGGAACTTCTTCTTTCTTATCAGCGCCCGCGACATTAGGAGCAGGGTTTTTAGCCTTACTGACACCCTCATCAGCATTGTTTGAACCCAAGCCAAGGTCTACTCCCTTACCTAATGGTTTTTCGGATGCTTCTTCAAGTTCCGCAAGAACCTCTGCTTCGAGTTCTTCAATTGTTTGATCTAATTCGGACATGTAGATTACTCCTTTTCTTATTCTAATATTTATAAATTATAGATTTTTAAGAAACTTTGCGAACTCCAAAGCCTCTACATTTGATTGTCTTAGACGTTGTTTTACATCGAATTTCTTTCTTAGTTCCGCAATATGTGATTCTACGAGAGCGCCATTGTTCCAAACCCACTCTTTTCCTTCCATAACACCTTCTACAAAGGCGTTTGGAGCGGATGGATCAGCAACAATATCAGCTGCAGTTGCAAGATAGAAATCATCCTTTACATAGTTTGCACCATTTTTCTGTTGTAAGCTACCCATTCCTCTTGAAGAAACTCCTAACTTACATCCCTCATCCATTAGATTTTTAACAATCTTACCCATCGGCGTATCCATGATTTTTGCTTCGCCAATAAAATTCTTACCATCAGGAACAAGACTTGTGGTGATATGTGAAACTCTTTCCAGATTTACCGTAGGGCCATCTGGATGGCCTAATTCTCCATAAGCTCTTTTCTCCTTTATGAAGTTTCTATTATACTTACTAACCTCTTTAGAAAGTATATCCATAGGATATACCCGCCCGTTGCGGTTTTTAATGTCTGCCTGTAGAAAAACACCTCTGATTTTATAACTTTGGCCGCCTTCTTTCGTGGCTTCAGTGATATATTCTACATCTTCTACAGATTCTGAAAATAATTTTACCGTATCCATTTCATATCCTTTAAGTTATATTATCCCATCCAGAAACTTTTTTCATTTTAATTATTACTGTACCAACGCAAGCAGCGTCATTTTCTATATAAATGTCACCATCTAGATTTGTACCAGCATTATTTGCGATAGATGGCATAAACTGGCCGCCACCATTATATGAACCATTTGTATTTAACGTAAATGCAGTTACATTTGCATCGGCATTCCATTCAATTTCTGTAGTGGAACTAACTGTCCACCAAATTGAAACAATAGATACTCTAGGATCAGTTGCAGCACCATTAAGAGCAGATACATCAACAACTTTTAAAGCGGTTGCGTTTGTCCCTGTAATTGTACTTTTCGTAACAACCTCAAAATCCGAATCCATTACTGTCTGTGTTGTGATGGCCATTATTCACTCCCTAGATTGATAACATTTCTTTTTCAAAATAATTCATAACATCTTTTTCGGAAACTTTGAATTTTTTTGAAACATCTTTAATTGTTTTCTCAAAAGTATTTAGGAATTCTGAAGGTTTAGAATCCATTTTTTTGAAAATAGAATCAACAGCATCCTTCATCTTAGGAGATAATTTCTTATATTCCGTAGATTTACGATGTTCATCCTTCTCTACTACTGTAGATTCATATATTTCTTCAATTCTTTTCATTTTTAGTCAACTTCTACCGTCTTTTTTGAAACAATACTTTGAGAAATTTCCTTGCGTCTTGTCTCTAAAGCCTGGCCAACCTTTGCAGAAATAGAATCATTAAAAGCCTTTTCCGCTTCAATATTATTATCTGATATAACTGCTTTTACAAATTCTTCACTCATTTTTTATTCCTTTTTCCTATTTTTTGCCAGAAGGATTTGGTGTATCAGCAGCTGATGAAGCCGCACCTTCTGGAGGTGGTTGTTTAGCTGTAGGTGTTGCTGATGGCATAGATGGATCAAGTCCCATTATTGCTTTTGCTCTATCATCAGCAGGCATCTTAGGATCAATAGGCATTCCATCAGGCCCAGTTGGAATTCTTTGTATTCCATCACCACCTGGCGGTAGAACAATTCCACCATCCAATGGATCAGTATCAATCTCTTTCTTAATTTGATCACGCAAGGTTTGAATTTCTGTGTCAGTTAAATGTAACACTTTCTTCATCACAAACTCTTTACTGAAGAACGTGCCAATATACGGTTCAACACTTCCCAGTTGGTTGATTCGATCTTCCAAAAGTTCAGACTCTTTCAGTGCAGCAAAGTGGCCATCTTCCAAGAAGTCATATGTGATATGTTCCTGTATTTTCGGCCAATCTTCTGGTGCGATAATTCCTTTAAGAAGTAACTGCGTTTTTAATATATCTGTGAATAATGGAGTGAACTTCTTTCGTATACGCTGAACAAACTTGGTAAACTTTAATTCATCCCGTGTAATCTCAGTTGATCTTCCAAGAGAAAATCCTGATTCTGATTCTAACCGAGAGATTGGTACATTAAGTGAACGATAAAGTTTCCGTTGGAAATATACAATATCATCAATCTCACCTAAATTAGAGCCGCCGGGCAGAGTAGAAATCTCTGTTCCTCTACCACCTTCACGCCGAGGAAGCCAGAAATCTTCAAGCATCGACATATGATTTCGATCATCTCTAATCTCTCCTGTAGTAGCATCATACACAAGCTTGTTACGATATCGGTTCATAACATCTTTTAGATACTGTTCAGCTTTAATCTTAGGTAGATTACCCACATCAATGTAGAAGATGCGTCTTTCGGGAGCTCTGGAAATACGATAGATAACAATCGCATCCTCAAGCATGCGTAACTGATTTACTGGTTTAATTGCCTTATGTAAATAAGACATCACCCTACCAGAAGTTCCATCCAGTAAACCAGAGGGAACATATGTAATAGAATCTACAGCAATTTTTATTCCCTGATTTACCCCAGTTCCACCTAATCCTGCATTTTCAATTCCTTTATCATTATAGATAAAATATTCATCAATCTTCTTAATCATCTCTACAGCAGTTTTAGGATCAGGTTCTTTTTGAATTTCTCTTACTTTCTTGATTTTAGCAGCATCAATCCAGCG